AACTCCTTTAGAAATTGCAAAAGAATATGAACAACAAAAGTTATTCTCTACAAAAACACCTGATGCACCTAAGTTGAGTGCAAGAATACCAGGCCTATCAGATTTATTTGAGATGGCTAAAGATATTCCTGGTGATTTAAAAAGAGCAAAATATTTAAGTGCGGGTTTAAAAACTTTAGGTGTGGCTGCAACACCATTAGTTGCTTATGATACTTACAAAGCATTTAAAGAAGGTAAACCAGCTGCAGAAGCTTTAGAGTACGGTTTGATTGGAACTAATCTAATTGGTTCTACTAAAGATCTTATGGCGTTATCTCCTGAAGAAAGAGAAGCAAGATCAGTTGTTAAACAACAAGACATGAGAGAACAAATTACTGATGACTTTTCTGGTTTAGATATTGACTTTGATACACCAAATGTAAAATCAGAAATGTCTAGACAAGAAGCTGAGAGAAAATATGAAAATGCAAAAAAAGTAAGAGAGATGGAAAATGTTGCTAGAAATAAACAAATAGCAGAAACTAGAGCTATCGCTGTTGGAGATTTTACTGATTTGGTAACAGGTCAAAGATTTCAACCACAACCAATGCCTGAACAAATGATGGCAGTGGGTGGTAGAGTTGGTTATGCTGATGGACCTGATGATCCATCAAAAAGAAAATTTATTAAACTAGGAGCAGGGCTTATGTCACTTCCTATAATTGGAAAATATCTTAAATTTGCTGCACCGGTTGCAGAGAAAAGTGTTGAGATAATAAGAAGAGGTGCAGATGGTATTCCTGATTTTATACTTGATCTTATTGCTAAAGTTAAATTAAAAGCTGAAGAAAAAGGAATGAAATATTTTACAGGTAAAAGTTCTGATGAATTTGCAGATGTCTATCAAGCAGATGATTTTGTCGTCACACAACAAGGTAATAAAACAACCCTTAAAAAAAGAAATCAAGAAGGTGACATGTTAGAAAAAGATATGGAAATGGAAATAGAAACTGACCCTGAAACAGGGGGCATAACTTACAAAGAAGCAACAGCTAGACCTGATGCAGAGGGCAAGCTTAAAGATGTAGAAGAATTTATAGATGACGTAGATCTAGAAGATATGAGAAAATATACATACGATGACTAAATACCCTAAGACCTGGCTCCTGCCGCCTGAATCTGGACCCACGCCACAGGGGTTGAATATTAATTATAATACTGTTAGAACAGTGAAACTGGAGAAAATAAAAAATGGCAGACAAAATAGACAAGTCTCTGACTCAAAGTCCAAGAGGCTCAATAGAACTTCCTAGTGAAGAAGATATACAAGAAACAGTAGTTGAAGCTCAAGAAGAAATTAGTGAAGCTCCAGGTCCTGTCGAACTTAATGAACAAGAAGATGGATCAGTAGAAGTAGACTTTGATCCAAACGCTGCATCACCAGAAGGTGGTGATGAGCATTATGCAAACTTAGCAGAATTTTTACCAGACAATGTTTTAGATGAAATAGGTTCAGACCTTTCTCAAAAATATCAAGATTACCAAATGGGTAGAAAAGAATGGGAACGTTCTTACACTCAAGGTTTAGATCTTTTAGGTTTTAAATATGATATGAGAACAGAACCTTTTCAAGGAGCTAGTGGTGCAACTCACCCAGTTCTTGCAGAAGCAGTTACTCAGTTTCAAGCTTTAGCTTACAAAGAATTATTACCAGCAGATGGACCAGTTAGAACTCAAGTAATTGGTGCACCTAACGAAGAAAAAACAAAACAAGCAAATCGTGTAAAAGATTTTATGAACTACGAGCTCATGGAAAAAATGAAAGACTATGAGCCCGACTTTGATCAACTGTTATTTTATTTACCATTAGCAGGGTCAGCTTTTAAGAAAACTTATTATGATGAGTTATCTAAAAAAGCGACATCAAAGTTCGTACCGGCAGATGATTTGATTGTACCCTACACGGCTACCTCATTAGACGATGCAGAGGCAATCATCCATCGGGTAAAAATTTCAGAGAACGAATTAAGAAAACAACAAGTAGCTGGTTTCTATTTAGATATTGAATTAGGTACACCGGGACAAACAGAAGATGACGTTGAGAAAAAAGAAAGAGAACTTGAAGGTCAAAGAAAAACTCAAGACGATGATGTTTATACTATTTTAGAATGTCATGTTAATTTAGATATTGAAGGTTTTGAAGATGCAGATCCTCAAACTGGTGAGGCTTCAGGAATTAAGATTCCATACATAGTAACAGTCGATGAGTCTACAAGAAATGTTTTAGCTATTAGACGTAACTATGAAATTGGTGATCCAGATAAAAACAAAATACCATACTTTACTCATTTTAAGTTTCTTCCAGGACTAGGCTTTTATGGCTTTGGTTTAATCCATATGATTGGCGGATTGAGCAGAACTGCAACTGCAGCACTCCGTCAGTTATTGGATGCAGGAACTTTATCTAACTTACCTGCTGGATTTAAAATGCGTGGTATTAGAATTAGAGATGATGCACAGTCTATTCAACCAGGTGAATTTAGAGATGTAGATGCACCGGGTGGAAATTTAAAAGATTCATTTATGATGTTACCATTCAAAGAACCATCAGCTACATTATTAAACTTAATGGGTATTGTAGTTAATGCGGGTCAAAGATTTGCATCGATTGCTGATCTACAAGTTGGAGATGGTAATCAACAAGCAGCAGTTGGAACTACAGTCGCTCTTCTTGAAAGAGGAAGTAGAACTATGTCTGCTATCCACAAAAGAATTTACTCTTCGCTAAAACAAGAATTCAAATTATTAGCAAGAGTATTCAAGTTATATCTACCACCGGAATATCCGTACGACGTAGTTGGGGGTCAAAGGTTTGTTAAACAAACCGATTTTGATGATCGGGTAGATATTTTGCCAGTTGCTGATCCCAACATCTTTTCACAGACTCAGCGTATTTCCCTCGCACAAACAGAGTTGCAGCTGGCAACCTCTAATCCGCAAATGCACAATATGTATGCAGCGTACAGAAATATGTATGAAGCTTTAGGTGTAAAAAATATTGATCAGGTTTTAGTTAAACCTCAACCACCTGCTCCAATGGACCCTGCTGTAGAAAACATTATGGCTTTATCCGGTAAACCATTTAATGCATTTCCAGGTCAAGACCATAGAGCACATATGACTTCACATTTAAATTTTATGGCGACTAACATGGCACAAAATAATCCAATGATTATGGCTGCTATGGAAAAAAACATTATGGAGCATATAAGTTTGATGGCACAAGAACAGATTGAAATAGAGTTTCAAGATGAAATTCCACAAATGCAACAGATGGCAGCTATGGCTCAAGCCAATCCACAAGTTGCAGAACAACTTAGACAGTTAACTCTACGTATTGAAGCTAGAAAAGCTGTGTTGATTGCTGAAATGATGGAAGAATTCTTAAAAGAAGAAAGAGAAATTACATCTGGTTTTGGTAATGACCCAATTGCTAAGTTAAGAGCAAGAGAATTAGACCTTAGAGCAGCTGATAATGAACGTAAAAAGATTGAAGGCCAAGAAAGAATCAATCTTGATCGTATGAAAACTATGATGAACCAACAAAATCACGATGATAAGTTGGAACAGAATGAAGATTTAGCAAAACTAAGAGCTAATACATCAATTGAAAAGACAGTCTTGAGCAAATCTATTCCAAATGTAGATAAAATGATGCCAAGTGTTGAAATAGAAAAATATGAAGGAGAAAACAGATGAGAAAAAAGTTCCCAGACTTAACAGGTGACGGAGAAGTTACAAAAGCAGACATTCTTAAAGGTAGAGGGGTGTTTAAAAAAGGTGGAAGCAGTAAATTTATACAAAAAGCGATAAAAAAACCTGGTTCACTAAGAAAATCTCTTGGAATTAAAAAAGGTAAGACAATTCCTAAGTCTAAATTAAAAGCAGCAGCTAAGAAACCAGGAAAACTTGGACAAAGAGCTAGATTTGCTATAACATTAAGTAAGTTACGAAAAAAATAAGGAGAAAACTATGGCTAAAAAAGAAGAATCTTTTAAAGCGTCTGAAATAGGCATTCCTTCTCAAAATATTGAGCTGGATCCAAGATCTGTTACGACTGCAAATGGTATGCCAAGAAACTACATACCAACTGGAGACAAAACTGAGGTTAGAGGAACTAAGAGAATGCTAAAAGACAAAAAGAAAACAGCAACTTGGTACTAACATGTGGTTATCGGCAATTAAATTAGCCGTTTCTGCTGGAAGTAAAATTTATGCTAACAAGCAGAGAACGAAGATGGCAATGTCCGATGCTCAGTTAATGCATGCTACTAAAATGGCCGAAGGTAAGGAAGCTTACCAAGGCAAACTTTTAGAAGCTAGGCAAAACGATTATAAGGACGAGGCGGTTCTCGTAGTTCTCACGTTGCCCATCGCGGTGCTGGCATTTTCAGTTTGGTCTGATGATCCAGATGCGATGACAAAAGTAAATGTCTTCTTTGAGCATTTCGCAGCACTGCCGTCATGGTTTACAAATTTGTGGATCCTTGTCGTGGCGAGCATTTATGGTATAAAGGGAACACAAATATTTAGAAACAACGGAGGAAAAAATAATGGCAAACAATAGATTTAATAAACAAGTAACACCTAAAGGATACAAAGTAGGTGGAAGAGTAAGTAAAATGGGTGGTGGAAAAATGTCTACTGCTAGAAAAGACATGGAGTCTGGTTTTTACAAAGACGACATGGGTATGAGAGGCGGAGCTATGTATAAAAAAGGTGGTTCTGTTAAAAAGAAAAAAATGAAACAAGGTTACAAAGATAGAAAAGATGAATCAATTGCAATGAGAATCAAAAAGAAAAGAACTCCAAAACAATTGAAAGCATCAAGAGATGAGTCTTATGGTAAGTTTGGTTCTAAAGCTAAAAAATCTGGAAAAATAAATAAATAATGGCTAGATCTAAAAAAGCTATACAAAAACTTATTGCTTCAATGCAAGGTAAAAAAAAGAAAAAACAGGTTAAGAAACCTGCGCGTGTAGCTGCTTTAGAAGGTAGAAAATATTTTTCTGATGGATCTAATGATATGATTAGACAAGCTCAAAGAGACTATAATGGAAGTTATATTTCTGGTGATCTTGGTGGAGTCAAAATAGGAAACCCTAGTTATAAAAAATATTATAAAGGATTAATCTAATGGCAAAATTATGTCCAAGAGGTAAAGCGGCAGCAAAACGTAAATTCAAAGTTTATCCCTCGGCGTACGCAAACATGTATGCGTCAGCAGTATGCTCAGGTAAAGTTACACCTGGTGGTAAAAAAGGAAAAAGAAAAAAAGCTGCTAACGGAGGTTTAATCGTTGATGAAGATTTAACGATGATGGTTGATGTCTAATGGCCGAGAAAGGATTAAGAGCATGGGTGAAAGAGAAATGGGTGGACATTGGAGCTCCGAAGAAGAACGGGAAATATCAACCCTGCGGGAGAAGCAAAGGCTCGAAAAGGAAGTATCCGAAATGCGTCCCACTTGCAAAAGCCACACGGATGTCAAGCTCGCAAAAGGCGAGTGCTGTCAAACGAAAAAGAGCGGCAGGTAATCCTGGCGGTAAGCCCACTAACGTTTCAACATTTACAAAAAGAAAAAAAATGGCATTTGGAGGTATAGTCTAATGACAATTAGAAAAACTACAAAAGGTCCAGGCGCTAATTATAGACCAACAAAATCTGGTGCAGGTATGACATCTAAAGGTGTTAAAGCTTATAGAAGAGCTAATCCTGGTAGTAAATTAAAAACAGCTGTAACTGGTAAAGTTAAAAAAGGTTCTAAAGACGCAAAACGTAGAAAATCGTATTGTGCAAGATCAGCAGGGCAACTTAGAAATTCATCGGCTAAAACAAGAAATGATCCTAATTCTAGAATAAGACAAGCTAGGAGAAGATGGAAATGTTAGATAAATTAGTATATAAATTTTTTGGCTGTCTTGACAATCTAACCTTAAAAATAGATAGTATGTGTTATGAGGGATACAAAATTATTAGAAGCTTTTTCAATAGAAAAACAAAAAGAAGAAAAACAAAAAAGTCTGTTTAAGACTCTTAGAAAAGAAGTTGAAACAGGTGCCAATGGAACACAAGAATACATTATTAAGAAAGGTATAAATAAAGGTAAAATAGCAAATGGACGAACTAACAATAATAACTAAAAT